TAAATGGAGCCAGGATCACTTTATTAAGTTCTGAAAATCCAGATTCGATTAGAGGAATTTATTTAGATGGCTGTATCATTGATGAGGCAGCACAAATTAAACCTGCTCTCATTGATGAAGTTATCATACCAGCATTGTCTGACAGAAAAGGCTTTATGGTTCTTTGCGGAACACCTCAAGGCATGAATAATCTGTTTTACGATTATTATCAAAAGGCTCAAGCTAGTCCTAAATGGTTTCTTTATAGAAGCAAAGCTTCCGAAACAAAGATTATTAGCGATGACGAATTAGCGACTGCAAGAGCGGTCATGGGAGATGAAAAATACAATCAAGAGTTTGAGTGTAGTTTTATTGGTAATATTTCTGGCAGCATTTATGGAAGTATTATTTCCACCTTGGATGACAAAAAACAATTAGGTCGAATACCTTATGATCCAGGCTATCCTGTTTCAACAGCCTGGGATATTGGCTTCTCAGATTCGACAGCCATTATCTTTTTTCAGAATGTAGGACATGCAATCAATATTATTGATTATGAGGAGGATCGGAATTTTGCCTTTCCTCACTATGCTCAGATTTTAAAAGAAAAAGATTATGTTTATGACAAACATTTAGGTCCTCACGATTTGGACCAGACATCATTTGCCAGCGGCAAAAGTTTAAGAGAAGTCGCTTACCAAATGAAGATAAATTTTAGAATAGCTCCACGAGTTAAAATCGAGGATGGAATCCATGCAGTTAAAATGCTGTTACCTCGATGTTATATCGATACGGATAACTGTTCTAAATTAATAACAGCGCTCAGACACTATCACAGAAAATTTAGTGATAAGGAGAGGATTTTTAAGCTGAAACCTGTTCATGATTTTTCCAGCCATGCTTGCGATGCACTACGCACACTCGCAACTGGATTTAACGAAGAGCGAATAATTAACAAACACAAACAAGCAACAGCAGACAATAGGTACAATATATTATGAGTTTTTTATTTCCAAGTATGCCAGCCATGCCAGCACCTCCTCAACTTGAAATGCCAAGCCAGGATGTGCCATCATTTGAAGATGCTGAAAGAGAAAAAGCTGAACTAGAAAAATTAAGATCAGCCGAAGTTTCTCGAAAAGGCAGACGTTCAACTATTTTAACTGGCGGCACAGGTTTAACAACCGAAGCAGAGTTAAATAAAAAAAGTTTATTAGGAGGTTAATATGGGAGGATTTGTAGCAAAAATAATTTCGCCACCTAAACCACCACAACAAGCGCAACAGGTTCAACAGCAAGCGGTGCGGCAAGAACCTAAAGGACCAACAGCTGCAGAAATTGATGATCTTACTACAAGGAAAAAATTAGCAACTGACCGAAGAGGAAGAAGAGCAACTATGCTTACTTCAACAAAAGGTGTTGATGAAGATATTACGTTAGGCAAAAAAACTTTACTAGGATAATTAATGCAATCACAAGAATTACGAGACATTTCAAAAGAGTTACAAAATAATTTATCAAAACTTATTGAGAAAAGACGCAACTGGGAAAATCATTGGCAACAGGTTTCAGATTATTGTCTGCCAAGAAAAGCAGATATTACTAAAGAAAGATCGCCTGGAGATAAACGTCATAGCTTAGTTTTTGACGGAACCGCAATACATGCCTTGGAGCTGCTCGCAGCATCCTTACATGGTATGCTTACGAGCAGCGCAAACCGTTGGTTCCAGCTTCGCTTTAGCGAAATAAATTTAAATTCCATGGATGAAGCGAAAGAGTGGCTCGATGACGCTACGAACAGATTATATGATGCTTTTGCCAAATCAAACTTTCAACAGGAGATTTTTGAGTGCTACCACGATTTGATAGCGTTCGGTACAAGCTGTGTTTTAATTGAAGAAGATAAAAATGATATTTTTAGATTCTCAACTCGCCACATAAAAGAAATTTATATTGAAGAAAATGAAAAAGGATTTGTTGATCAGGTTTATAGACGTTTTAAATTAACCTTATCAAACGTAGTTAATAAATTTGGTTATGATAATGTTAGCCAGGAAATTCAAAGGAAGCATCTTAAATCTCCTTTAGAAGAAGTTGAGATTATTCATTGTTGCAGACCTCGAACAATTTATAACCAAAATAAATTAGATAAGAAAAATATGCCTATTCAAAGTATTTACTTTGAGTATGGAAACGGACACATCATTTCGATTGGTGGTTTTAAGGAAATGCCTTACATTATTCCAAGGTACCTTAAATCTTCTACAGAAATTTATGGTCGCTCACCTTCGATGTCAGCGTTGGGAGAAATAAAAGTTCTCAATAAAATGGTTGAGGTGATGCTGAAAGCGGCACAAAAACAGGTAGATCCAGTTTTGATGGTGCCGGATGATCAGGTCTCTCTTGGAACAATTCGAACTGCTCCAGGTGCCATTAATTATTATCGAAGTAACTCTCGTGATCGTATCGAGCCTTTACAAATTGGCGCAAACAACCAGCTCGGAATTGCAATGGAAAATCAACGAAGAGACGCTATTTCAAAAACGTTTCATGTTGATCAATTACTTATTGCAAGCAACCGAAACATGACAGCGACAGAAGTCGTGCAGCGTAACGAAGAGAAGATGAGAATACTTGGTCCAGTTTTATATAGACTGCAGCAAGAATTATTACATCCTTTAATTATCCGTTGCTTTAACATCATGCTTAGAAAAAAATTATTTACTCAAGCTCCAGAAATTTTACAGAACCAAGAAATTCAAATTGAATATGTTAGTCCAATGGCAATCGCTCAAAAATCTCAAGAACTACAAAGCGTTATGAAAGCGCTTGAAATCTTTGGAAGTATCTCTCAAGTCGTTCCTGTTCAGGATTGGCTTGATGAATCTGGATTAGTTAAACACCTTCAATCGACTTTGGGATTACCGGCTAAATTAATGAAGAGTGAAAGTGAAGTAGCACAAATTCGAGCAGAGAAAGCAGCACAAGCACAACAACAAATGGAGCAACAACAGATGCTGCAAGAGACAGAAATGGCTCGTAATGCAGCTCCGTTAGCAAAAGTCATTAATGAAGGACCAAAACAATAATAAAAAGATTTTACAGCTAAGAGAAGATTACAAAATAACTTTTGGATCGGATCAAGGCAAAAAAGTTTTAAATGACCTCGAAAATAGATGTCATGAGTTTGTAACCACTTTTTCAAAAGATAATAGTTACGAAACTGCTTTTTTTGAAGGTCAGCGATCTATTCTGATTTTTATAAAAGCGATGATCAAAAACATAAACAACAAGGAGTAATCTTATGGATCAAGTGCAGACAATTGAGCAACCTGCTCAACCTGGTGTTTCCGAACAGACAACTACAACGCCAGATCAATCGCAACCAGTAACTCAAGAGGAACCAAAGGTAGATTTTAAATCTTTAATTCCAGATGAGTACAAAGAAGATAAAGCGTTAGCCAATTTTCAGGATATGAATCAATTTGTTAAAAGTTATCTTCACGCACAGAAAATGGTAGGACTGGATAAAATTCCAGTTCCAAATAAATACGCTACCGATGAAGATTGGCAGGAAGTATATAAACGTTTAGGTGCGCCAGAAAAAGCAGATCAATACAAATATAAATTTGCTAAAGATCAAAAAGTTGATGAAAATACATTAAAAGCTTTTAACGAAGTTGCTCAACGAAATGGTTTGTTACCTAAACAAGCTGAGAGCATCGTTAAGTTTTATAATGAACTTAATCAACAAGCTGTTAGTCAAGAAGCATCAAAGATGGATGCAGCAAGATTAGAATCTGAAACCGTATTAAAAACCGAATTTGGTGCAGAATATGGTAAACGTCTTGACCAAGCTAAACGATTAGCAACTCAAACGTTAGGTTCAGAGTTTCTTAATAGTACAATTTTAAAAGATGGTTCTAAGTTGGGAGATAATGTTTCTCTCATTAAAGCCTTTTCTTCACTTGCTGACAAACTAAGCGAAGATGAAATTGTAAAAGGCGAAGGCGCTGACTATATGAGTGCTAAGGAATTACAAAGACAACTTGATGAGCTTCAACAAAAAGGTTCTCCGTATTGGGATAAAATGCATCCTAATCATAAGAGAAACGTTGATGAAGTTTTTAAATTAAGAGAAATGTTAAACAATGGCTGATGGTTTAGCCACATTAACAGATAAAGAAATTCGGTTAGAGTGTATTAGATTAGCAGTAGAATTTGCTGCTGAAATGCAACGCTCTGATCCTTTACTCAAAGCTCAAGAATATTATGCCTGGGTAATGAATAAAAATTCTTCGAGAAAATCTGCAAAGACCTCGATCAATAAAGTCGAACTAAGGACTTAAAACTTAGAGACGAGATCCTCATTAGAGGACAATCAAATCGATTAATCATAACAAACCAAACAGAGGAG